ATGCCTTCGGAGAGCAGTTCCGTTGTGTCAAATGCCACAAATGGAATCGAACCACCTAGAGATTTCTTGTCCGTTAAAAAATCAAAGAAAGGACCCCTTAAGCAAATTGTTCCGTCGTTTACTACGCTGAAGAATAACTACACACTCTTGTGGGATATGCATAGTAACGAAGGATATATCAATGTCGTCGCTATTATGCAGAAATTCTTTGATCAGGCGATCAGTGGTAACTGGAGTTATAATCCAGAAAATTATCCTGATAATGAAGTTCCTGTTTCAGTGATGGCAAAAGACTTCCTGACCACTTATAAGTATGGTTGGAAGACATCTTATTATCAAAACACATACGACTCCAAGAAAGATGGAGACGATGAACCCTCTAATAATGTTGACCAGTTGATTAACGAACTACTCACCACGGAGGAAGAAGACTGTGACAGTTGCAAGGTCTAAACCAGTAGAAGGAATGACAGTATTTAACAAAACAAAAGTAAACACAAAGAAACAACCAATGTTCTTTGGACAACCTCTTGGTATCCAAAGATATGATGAATACAAATATCCAGTATTTGATAAACTTACTCAACAGCAACTAGGATATTTTTGGAGACCAGAAGAAGTGTCTCTACAGAAAGACCGTAGTGACTATCAGACACTTACACCAGAACAAAAACATATCTTTACTTCTAACTTGAAGTATCAGATCATGTTAGATTCTGTACAAGGTCGTGCACCAGGTATGGCATTTATTCCTTACTGTTCTCTTCCTGAGTTGGAAGCATGTATGGAAGTGTGGGGATTTATGGAAATGATTCATAGTAGATCATATACTTATATAATTAAAAATGTATATCCAGACCCTAGCGAAGTATTTGATACCATACTAGATGATGAGAATGTGATGGGACGTGCATCATCTGTTACTGGTTCATATGATGATTTCATTAATCATGCACACGAGTATGATAATGGTCAGATGTGGGATCTTGCAAGGGATGGTCATCTCACAGGAACTTATGACAGACGAGAACTCAAAAAGAAATTGTTCAGAGCAGTCGCTAACGTCAATATCCTCGAAGGTATTAGATTCTACGTTAGTTTTGCTTGTTCTTTTGCCTTTGGAGAAAATAAACTTATGGAAGGATCAGCAAAGATTCTATCCTTAATTGCTAGAGATGAAAGTCAGCATCTTGTATTGACACAAAACATTCTTAAGAAGTGGGCAGAAGGAGATGATCCAGAGATGCAACAGATCGCAGAAGAAGCGAAACCAGAGTTCGTTGAAATGTTTAAAAAATGTGTTGATGAAGAGAAAGCATGGGCACAGTATCTGTTTAAACAAGGTAGTATGATTGGTTTGAATGATAAATTATTGTACAACTATGTTGAATGGATTGCTAACAAGAGAATGAAAGCAGTAGGATTAGATCCAATTTATGATATACCTGCTAGAAATAATCCTTTACCTTGGACTCAGCATTGGTTAAGTTCTAAAGGTCAACAAAATGCACCACAAGAAACGGAGATTGAAAGTTATGTTGTCGGAGGAATCAAACAAGATGTCAAAGGAGACACATTCGCAGGATTCGCTCTCTAACACAGAGTGGTTAGACAAGACATATAATGACTTAGTAGAGTCAGGTAATGACTATGGTCCAGACGTAACTGATATGCTCTGGACTACTGCTAGAAAAGAAGCAACTAAAAGACTTCACGAAGACTTAAGAAAAGATAAAGATAAGAATAAAAATGGTTAAACTGTAACACTATGAACATCATTTGTTAGGAATCCATGATATAAATATAGGGGTAGGGCAACCTACCGATTACGTTCATCCCATGCAAGGACTTTACTTACTGGCACTGCTCCTCGCTGAACATGATTCTTACCATTGGGAAATGTCATGCTCAGAGTGGAATCAAGCAAGGATTGAGATTTTGAGCGATCAAAGTCACACTCCCGATGCTAAAGAGTATCTTATAGATTACTTCTTTACTAAAGTACCAGATCAAGATTGTAGACCTTACACATTGGGACGCAAGTAAGTCGCGGAACGGAGCGTTCATCCTATGTTTGAAGTGTTTCTTATAGCAACCATGGCTTGTTCTGATGCTGCCGATACGATCGGTCGTATCCAAGCACATGAAAATATGAGTAACGCTGTCAAGGAAGAGCTTGTTGAAGTTCTTCAAGAAGCAACTCCTCATTGTTCATGGGACGCAAACGACTAAAGGAACGGGGCTAAAAATCCAACTACTTTAGGAGAAAACAAATGACTGTAATTACTTACAGAGGCGTTAAATATAACGCTGAAGAATATAAGGCTAAAGTTCTTGCTGAAGCAGCACAGAACAGAAATCACGAATTAATGTATCGCGGTATTCCCGTAGATCGTAAGTTCGCTTCTAAGTCTTAATTAAAAGGAGATCACAATGTTAAGGATCAGGTTAGACTGGGATTACGGTCTTCCAGAATTCGATCCTGAGAAGCACGATCCTGATAGAACCTTCGCATTCTTAACGTATCGTGGAGTCCACTACGCTAAATGGGTTTACTTAAAAAACATTTTTCAAGCAAATTCTAATTCTTGGAAGATCACATCTTAATTTCAACACAGAATCCCTACTCCTTTACGAGTAGGGATTTTTTTGGTATAATAAATATGTTTAATTATAAGGAGAGTCATGAAAATTTTTCTTGATTGCTCTGATCCCGAACTCATTGGACAAGCGTTCGAGACAGGACTTATCGATGGTGTAACAACCAATCCTTCTCTTATGCTGAAGGCAGGTAAAGATCCAAAGGAAGTTATATCGGAGATATCTTCGATCTTCCCATGGAATGCATCTATATCTGCAGAGGTAGTAGGTGATACTGCTGAAGAGATGTTATCAATGGCAGAAGATTTTATCGAGATCGGACCAAATATTACAATAAAAGTTCCATGCACTTTTGAAGGTTTAAAAGCATGTCACACATTATCTAATGATGAAGTCAATGTAAATGTAACTCTTGTATTTGATGCAGCACAAGGAATACTTGCATCTAAAGCAGGAGCAACATATGTTTCACCTTTTGTAGGAAGGGTGTACGATCAATCATTTGATGGTATTGGACTTATAGAAGAGATTGCAGATGTCTTTGCAACTCATGGTTCAGATACAAAAGTTCTAGCAGCGTCTATCAGAGAGACATATCAAGTTGCCAAAGCATTCAAAGTTGGTGCTGATATTTGCACTATCCCTATTACAATCTTTCATAAGATGTATAGACATGTCCTTACAGACAAGGGATTAGAACTCTTTGATAAAGACTGGAAGGACTTACAAGAATGTCTGAAGAAGAATTAAAGAATCCGTATCCTCCATCAGGTAGAGGACAAATGAGAAAGATCGACATTGAACCGAGGATCTTTAGACTAAAACATGAACTCTGGAATGAACATGGTGGTGCTAGTGACGAATGGAAATCAGGAGCACACTATACTCTTAATAGAGTTCTACAAATCTTACAAGAATACTATTCATGAAGAAACGCAATCTTAAAGTTCTAATACAAGACATAGAAAAAGCACTAGCAGAATTAAAATCTGAAGTTTATTCTGATACTGGTGCGTATCGTATAAGTAGTGATAGTGATATAACTACTTCTTATCGTGACATCAACGACGAAGACGGACTCTGCGATTGATTATGAAAATCCCTGGTTATGTGAAGGTTCAACTTTCACTTCTGACAATATTGGCGATTTCTTCGGTTTCGTCTACCGCATTACAAATCTACAAACAGGTAAGCAATATATCGGAAGGAAATACTTTTGGGCATTCAGAACTCCAAAGGGTAAAAAAAGAAAACAAAAGCAAGAATCAGATTGGAAAAAATACTATGGATCTTGCCCAGAATTAAAAGAAGATTTAAAATTGTACGGTAAACTACAATTTAAAAGAGAGATGATAAGCCTACATACAACGAAGGGTCAATGCAATTATGAAGAGACCCGACAACTGTTTATCAATAACGTACTTACGGAGGCAACGAACGATGGAACCCCTGCATACTACAATTCAAACATTCTCGGTAGGTACATGCGTAAAGACTATTTTAAAGGTTGACATAAAACGAGCGTAGAAGTATAATCCTTAGGTAGTTGAGACACCTCCCATGGAAGATCAATCCATTAATGAAGCAATCCTAGATGTGCTGATAGATCGTCTGCACTCTATGGCAGAAAAGGAAGAAAACTCAACTCCCTCTGGGTCAGTAGCTCAGTGGAAAGAGCAACTGCCTTCTAAGCAGTCGGTCGTAGGTTCGATTCCTACCTGACCCGTTGCCTTCGGGCATTTCGGTCTACACAGGTAAGTAAAATGACTACAGCACAACTTTTTGCATCGTCTATTGATATTCTTCACGAAGCAGTCGATAGACAAATTATGCTTGACACCGAGTATCCTATCATCTATAATCGAATTGTACGATTTTATGAGGACAAAGGTGTTGATTTCTATGGTGATGTAGATGAGGATTATGATATCCTTCTCAACAAACTTGAACAAGACCTATTTTATTATGAGCAAAGTTGAAACTATCTTGGAGCGATTTCCATATCGCTACATAAAAGTTGGGAAACTCGATAATGGGTTTCCTGATTATCGTATTCAAAAATACAATGAATACTCAGAAAGATACAGAGACATGTATCTATTAGACAATAGCATCCAACTGGACGCAGCGATAGAAGACTTTGAATATACAAAGTGGCTTGATCCTGATCCAGAGGTAGGTGCTTACATAAAGAACACATGACCGCACTAATCATCATCGTAGTGCTCATTGCAGCAGCAGGTGCACTAATACGATACTACGACCCCCATAACTAACATGGATACACAGGCAATGACACTAGGAGGAGGCACTCCTGACGACATTCAAGCACAAAGAGACAAGATTCCAGACGTTGTACGAAAGGAAACTACTGTCTTAACTGATTCTCTTAGGAAAGAATTGAAACAATTAATTAATGAAGTTTTAGATGAAAGGGAATTGCAAGTAAAACTTAATGGTCCTTATGATTTCCCAGAGTATGATGGGAATCTGGATTTTAGTATAAATACGTCAGGTCAGGATGTCATCACATTCTCCTAGTCTTTGCCAATAGACTTTAAACTAGATGGTTTTCAGCGAGATCGACATTTATATTCCGTCGAACTATTGCTATAAAAGGGTTATGCTACACACATAACCCTTTTTTATTATTCTTATAAGAAAAGATGATATATCAAATCTCTTGACAAATGTTAAAACATTATATATAATTGTAACAGTTCTTCACAATTAGTAACATGATCACAACAGAATCAGGTGGAAGGCAGAACGCATTCCCTATCGAGACTCGTCCTTATCTTGATGAA